AGCGAATCGCTTGGCCGTCCGAATTAGTGGGCTGCAATATTCCGGTTACACTGTCGAATGACTCGGGATCGTTCACGTAAGAAACGCGGATAATGCCCCAGTTCACAGGCGTGGCGGATGTGAAAGGCTCGATGCGGTCCACAAGTATCGTATGCAGGTTCGTAATAGAACTCGCCCCATAGACGCGGATCACGGTGTCACTCGGGATCGTTGCGGGCATCGGCGATGGAGAAAAGTCCGCAATTTGCGTAGTGTATTGCGTGGTTCCCCATCCGCTCAGAGAAACCGAACCAAGTACTCCGCCCTGCGTCGGACTGTAAATATCAACCGTGAGCGTATCTGTGTTAGATGTCGCTTGCGCCGTAATGCGAACACCATAGTTCGTGAGCGCCGCGAGGATGTCGGTTCCGAGGTAATCTTCGTAAATTCCCTGCGAGATCATGCCGGCAGGCGTCGAGCCGTTGCCTATGATTTCGTAGGCATCGCCGAACACCCCGCTTCCGGCAGCGCGCCTTCCGCCCGCTCCGTCCGTAGGATCGTTCGTCCATCCAAGCGGCACGTCCGAACTGCTCAGTCCGGTGCCTATGCTCCAGCCGCCATTGAACTCCATGTTGAGAAGCTGATCGTTCAGATTGCTAAGTTCGCCCCACCAAAACAGGCGATTCGCATAGGCGAAAACGCCAGAGCATTCTCCCAATTCGTGCAGTCCAAATAGGTACTGACCGTTGAACGCAGTCGTTAAATCCGAATCCGAAAAGTCGAAAATGGCCGAAGTAGTTGTGTTGTCGTTGATCTGCATCACGGTGGTAGTCGTCGAAGTCGTCCTGCGCACGCTGTAGAAAGTGCCAAGAGTCGCGGGAGGCGTAAGAACGGGAGTAAACAGAACCAGTCGAGCAACGATATTCGACGGCCCGGTGGGAATGTTACTGACGGATACCTGCTTTGAGCCTCCAGCGGTCCAGAATCCGGGAGGCGCTGGCTTGGAGATGTATCCCTGCCGAGTAATGAAGGCGACGGTGATATCGTGACGCCCGGCCGCAATGCTGCCCGTGATAGTGAAACTCGCTCCGGTAGCAGATCCAAGCCCGAAAATTCCCGTGGAACTGTAGAGGTAAAATCCTGTAACCGTTCCGCCGGATATGATCCGTTCCCTTACGTCCCAAGAGACGTCATAACCGGCAACGCTTGAACCCGAGATCGTCACGCTGGCGGGATTGAAGCTCAGCGGCTGCGCGGAGAATGACACGGTTATCATGCTGAACTCGACCGTGCCGCCCGTTCCCGTGCCAAGATTCGGCGTCGAAATCTGGAATCCACCAGGACCGAGAATATTTATAACGGTAACGTTGCCGTTGTAGCCGCCCACGGTGTTTCCGGCGATCTTTACAAGGTCTCCCGCTTGCACAAGGATGTTTCCGTGCGAATCCACCGGCAGAGAGGTGGAAACGATCACGTCGGCCACGGTGCTTGTTACCGGCAGGATTTCAACTATCGAGATGCCGGTGCCATCGGTTTCGCTGAGAGCCGTAATCGGAGTCGTGAGATCGTAATCGGCGGCTGTCGGTGGCGCGCCGGGACCGCATTGGCTCACACGGTCAAAGTGCGTTCCGTCCCATTGACGTGGCATGTCAGATCCGTAGGGACCGCCCGAGAACGCGAAATACTCCCTGCCGAATTGGGTAATTGACCTTGCGAGAGGACCGGACCATCCCGGATCGGCTGCATAGGGACTCCACGGCCTTTGCGTGCTCGATACCACAACCCCGATTTCGTCCGATAGCGGATCGACTAGATAGCCGTACTGATTCGAGGAAGGCTTCGACAATAGAGAAAGCTGCGACGGCGCCTCGGGGAATATTTCGTAGCTTTTGGTATAGCGCACCTGGTACGGGCCACCGGCCAGCGTGTAATTCTTTGCCACCTGCGCGCCGCCGCGCGTGCGCACCAATCCCGGCAGAAATTCCACGTTGAGGTTATCGGGCGAGCCTCCCGAAGGCATGTTGCTCTGCCCGACTTCGGTTAGCGTCCCGCCGAATGTATCGTGCGGAACGTCTTGGCCGGTTGCGACCGACATTAGAACAAGGCTCTCCTGCTATAGCCGCGTCTGCTGCTGAATGGACGCGGACGCCGCGATACGAATTGCTGCTGCCGAACCGTTGCCGCGATCAGCTTGTCTTTGGCGTCGTCCGACTTCGCCTGCCACGTGGCGCCATTCGCGCCGCCACGCCCAGGTGAAACCAACGCCGATGTCTCGAAGGCGAGATAGTCTTCGCAGTTCAAAATCTGAATTTGCGACGTTCCATCCGCTAGAGCCGGTAGTCCGCGGTCGTATTCAATGGCGATGTCGTTATCCTGCTGTGCGCCGATGAGTACGATTGAATCGTCTTCCCACTTCCACTGCGCGAGATTGAAACCCTGATTCCTAAGCTGGAAATTCCCAGTGTTGGTCTGATCGACTACCTCGATAAAAATGTCCGAGGATCCGGTGCGCCGCTCTTTCACAAGACGCGGCATAATCAGATCAGATGGAAGCTGGCCTACGGGATTAGCAATGTCGAACTCCGGAGGAGGATTGGCGTCCGATTCGATGCTCAATCCCTCAAAGCTCAGATAGACGGTGGCGGAAGGGTCGGTTTCCGTAAGTCCGGGTATCGTCACGAAGGCCGTACCGACTCTTAATTCAACCGAGCCCGCTGCCTTGAGCGCTCTCTGCAAAGCCCGGTACGCGCTGTTGACGTAGGTCATCAGCAGTGTGTCGGTGTATTTCTTGCCCGTGCCGTATCCCTGAATCGTTCCCAGCACGCTGGCCGTTCCCACCGTCGCCGCATCGTTCTGCCAGGAAACTTGCGTACCGGAAGTGGTTACTGAGAACGTGCCGTTGAAGTTGCTTGGCGTCATTCCAGCGACCAGAAGCGTGTCGTTCGGAACAAAGCCGGGATTGGTGGGGAAATTGGCCGTGCAGATTACATGGCCTCCCACGCTGGCCGCCTGAACGGAAAGAGGAACAAACGGGAATCCCGGCGCTACCAGTTCATCCGCCAACAGTCCGCGCACCATTTGCGTGATCGTGCGGACTAAAGGAAAATTGCCGGGAGTGAGCGGCACTAGATTTGCTCTTCTCCCGCTGGCTTACGGCGCGTTCGGCGCGGCGTCTCAGTTTCCGGCTCGGCGGCTTCCGCGACGAAAATGCCTCCGTTTCCGTCAAGCTGCGTGTGGCAGTGGCGGCAGATCAAAGCGCCTTCGCGTATGGTTTCTCGGCATGCGGGGCATTCGGTTGTCGGGCGCACCTGCGACATCCAAGGCTTATCTGACAGTCCGCGATACTTCGCTGCCTTGCGGCAACGGCCATCGATCATGTTGTGGCGCGGCGTCTCGCTCCACACACCGTCGGCAATGGAGACAATCCGGTCGAAGTATTCCGCCAACTTGCGTTCCGCTTCGACAAGCTCCTGTTCTGTAGGTTCGCTGCCAGCGCAAACGAACTTTCCCCAATAGCCGCTCTCGCTGTCGCTGCGGTTCATCTGCTGGCAGAGGTCTTCTGCGATTTCGTGCGCACCCTGAATCGAGCGCAAGCGATTGTCCTGAACCAAGTCGCCCTTGGCTCCGCGTCCGGTGGCGATGTTGAACGCCGAATCGCCCTTATCCATGTACAGTGCGACCCATTTGATTTCCGTAAGCGCGCAACGCTCGCCCGGTTTGGGATAATTGATGTGATAGACACCGTAGGTCTGAATGATCGGCATCACCGGCTCGGGCAGGATGTTGCAGATCACCGCGCGCGGCGCGAAGTGCTTGAACTCCGGCGGAAGATTATCGAGGTATCCGTCCAATACCGCCGAAGGAATTACGGTCGTGCTCATACTGTTGCTCCGATCTGTGGCTTTGCGCCAATGTCGAGATAACGAATCGCCCTGAGCTCGCGCTTGGACAATTTCGGCAATGCTTTCGGCATGTAGATGTGTGCCTTGTTTTCAAAGGCGTTTTCGTCGTTCAAGATGTCGAGGGCGTAATTTTCGTAATCTTTCTGTTTCTTTTCCTCGTTGCGCCAGATGGCGGCGGCGTTTTCTGCGTCTGAATACGTCTCTCCCGCCCGGATCATGCGCACGATGTCCGCGACACGCTCTTCCACGAGCGGCGCATAATCACCGGCTTTAGTTTCAAGACGCTGGCAAAGTTCATACTCTCCGCGATGCGGATAAGGTCCAAGGGACGGAATGCGGATGCCGTCGATCATCTCGACAAACGTCTCGTCCCAATAATCGGGCGATCCGTAGTGCTCGGGCGGAAGCCACTTTTCCAGATACCAGCGGTCGTAGGGCCAGTATTTCGGGACTTGGCGCTCCTCGATAACGCGTCCGTTTTCGTTGCCGTGTGCGTCGGTCTCGGTCCACTCGCCGCCAATCCACGTGAGGCGGCTTTGTCCCCACACCACGCGATAATTCGGCTCACCGAAGCGGTTCAGTCCACCGGCTGCAATGAGTCTGGTTCGGACAGAAGTGGGGCATTCTCTGGACTCCCAGCTTCCGGCTTGCTGATCGTTTGCCACTTTTTCTCTCTTTTAAGGCGAAGGGCCTCCGCCGCCTTTGGTGCGAACAGAGGCCCTTCGGGAATGTAAATTACGTCAGACAACTAGATTCCAGAAGGAACCGTAAGGCCGTAGATATACGCGCCACTCCGCGGCGAGTCTGTCCAGACTTGGAAGCCTGTCACGAAGTAGAAGACATACGCCGAAGCGATGCCGCCCGACGCTCCGTAGATCGGAAACATGATCTGGCCGTCACCAACCTCGTAGTAGTCGATGTCCTGCATCACCGCGCGTCCCCAGTGCGAGAGATCGAGGAAATCGACCTTCGTCTGGTCGGCGTGAATCGCGGCCTTCATCTTGACGCCGGCCATCGTCAGACTGTCGTTGTCATAGAGGCCGTCGTATTTGGTTGTCCCGTTGCCAAAACCTTCCTTGATGATCGACTGCACCGCGATCGCCAAGGCTTCGTAGGCTTGCTGCTGGCCTACGTAGGTGTGGGCAACGAGCTTGGACTGCTTCATGTTCGCGCCCAAGGCTTTGCGGATGAGGTTATAGGCCGTGCGGATCTGCGCCAAAGACAGAGCCGTGCTGCCCGCATTGACCGAAGGCGTCTGCAATTCGGTCGCATACGTCGCACGATTCAGGTTCAGCCAGATTCCGGTTGTAGCGTTGTTCTGCTGGTAGCGCAGACCGTACAAGCTGGTCGGACTCGCTCCAGACAGGCCGGAGTGAACGACGACGTCCGTCGCCACAACGCCCGCCGGAACGTTATCCACGGTGAACGTATTGGCGGTCGTATTGGGCGTGTTGGTGATGTTGCTGTCGCCGATGCCCGCAACCTGGTTACGATTGATGGTGAGCGTCGAATCGTAGAACTGGATCGGCAGGTTGTAATACATCAGCGCCACGCCGAACGGAACCGAACAGGTAATCGTATTGCCCGCCACGCCGCTGACGGTGCCGATGACACCGTTTCCAGCGCCCTGCAACACCATGTCAAGGAACGTGCGGAACTGGGCCATGCCGTTCGCCACTTCCTTCTTGGCGGCGTTTTCGATAGCCTTGTCGTTTGAATTGGTGGCGTATTCCACGAGCTTGGTGATTTCGACCGCGTTCTTGAAGAAGATCGGAGTCACCGAAGCATACTCGTAGGTGGTTCCTGAGCCGCGCCCGAGGTCGCCGCCGTCCATGTTAACCAGTCCTGCTTTGCCGCCGGGGCGGATTTGCAGGGGGATGCGCATGTTGCGGGTTGAAACCTTATCGACATCGCCGCGCGACTGGATCATGGTAAGCAGTATGTCGTCGCGTTCGTATAGCAGGGGAAGTTTGTCGCGCACCTTTTCAAGCTGTAACGCGACCGACTGCGCATTTTGCATCTGTGGCATGTGTTAGTTCTCCGCGCGACGCGGATGGGTCTAGCTGTTCAGGATTTCCATGTCGGACATCTGGCTGGCCTTTTCCCTGGTCAATCCAGGTCTACGGCCGCCGCTGCCTGACGATGCTCCTGATCCAACGTCAACACGTGTTGCCGCCGCTCGCGCCCGATGCGCCGCTCCGTTTTGCTGCTCCTGAATGCCCTTGGTCCACTCGGACATCTCCTGCGAGATGGTTTCCGGCAGAACAAGTTCGATAAATCGGTTCGTAAGATCGATGAGTTCCTGTTCGCCCACGTTCATGCCGCGCGCCTTCGCGCTCTGCACCTGAGCGAGAAACACAGGATTGGACATGAGTTTTTCGTTGACCGAAGACAGAATCCTGTCGGCGATGATGCCCTGGATCCGTCCGCTGTTTGCGCCGAATACGGAGCGGTCGCCTATTTTCAGTTCCTTTAGGCTCGTGGAGATTTTGTCCTTCAGGCCGGATTGCACTTTGGTGTCCGCCGCCGATACGCGCTGGCTGATCTGCGACTGAAAGAAGTCCGTCCGCTCTTTGCCGAACGATTCCCTCTCCTTCGCGAGCCGTTGCGCTTCCGGGCTTAACTGCCGCCCGTTCTGGCCGGCGTCCATGCCGAAATGCTGTGCCCACTGGACAAACGCTTTAGCAGCCGGGTCTTGCGATTGCGCGGCGTCGGCAAGTAATTTCTGGAACGAAGGAGCCGAACGCAGGCATTGGACGGCAAGATCGTCGCGGAGAGAGAGAAAGCCGTTCTGGTCGCGCTGTGCCATCACGTCGAGCGCCGCTTCCACCATTCCGTGTACAGCCTTCGATGTGACGGCTAAATCCTGCGGACCTTCTCCCTCGTACCACTCGCTTACCAGAGATTTGCGGTCTTCCGGGGAACCGTTGAAAAACCGCGCGTCCGTCTGGTCAATGTCGGCGACGGTCTGGGCGATAGAGGCCAGTTTTTCCGGGCCTCCCAGCATCCGCACCGTGTCGGCGATCTTGTGCGCTTCCGCTGCTGTGCCGAACTTCCCTACAAGAGCCTGGGAACTGGAGTACTTGTCCCAAAGGGACTGCACTTTTGGATTATTTGGAAAGAGTGCTTTGAAATCATCGATCGATAGAACTTCAGGAGCCGCCGGAGCGGCAGTTGTGGTCTCTGCGGTTATCGCCGCAGCCGTGCTGGATTCGTTTCCTCCTTGTTCGATGCCAAGGATTTGATCGTCCGTCAGCAGGGCCGTTTCTGATCCGGTTGCCGCACCCGCTCCACCCGCAGATGGAGTACTGGATACGGCAGACGAAGAAGCCGCGCCGCCCGCGCCTACCGAGGCGTCTGGAGTTACCGTTGCTGATGCCATTTGCTTCCTTTCACTTCATCCCCTCCATTTAGAAGGGGAAGCTCTTATAGAATTTCGTGCAGCTTGACGCCTCTACCGAGGTCGCCGCCATTGCCATCAAAGGGGTGCGCCTTATTACCGAACGCACGAACAGCCGCTTCGACCGTCTTTTTGAAAAGGTCAATTACGTTCCCGCATTCCGAGCATGTGATCGTCATAAAATTCCCTTTCAAACCGCAGCCACCTGCGGAGTCGGCGTAGCGTTTGGCTCTGGCGCTGGTCCTGCTGGCGCGCCCGCCGGCGCTCCCATTGGCGGAGCCGCCGACATAATTTCCTGCAAAGCCTTGGCCTGCTGATGCGCGCGAATATGGCTCTCGATCGCCGCATACCCCGCGGGGTTATTGATCTGCGCTTGCTGCCCATCGTCCGATTCGATCCAGCGCATACATTCCGCGATGTGCGCCTCGTGGTTCTGAAATATATGCACGGCGGCAACTGGAGACATCGGGTCTTTGAGCAACGCTTCGATTTCGCGTAGCTGGTGAATCCGCGCATCGTCGCCCGGTATGTCGAAGTCGTTCAGGCCCAAAATAGATTTGACGATCGAGAGGTTATGGGGCTCGGACAGCATGGCCGTGATTTCCGGGTCTTGCAGCGCGAGAAGCTGTTGCAGCACTCCCATTTTTTGAGAGCGCATCTGCGGATAGGTTTCGTCCGCCTCGGGGCGCGCCATGATATTTCCGCGCAGATCCATGACGCGAATCTCCTGCGCCTGGTATTCGGAGTTCTCGCCCGGTAGCACCCGCTCCACGTCTCCCGGTCGGTTATCGCGGAAGCAGCGGACGGCAAGATTCATTACTTCGGCATACATCTGTTTGAACGCAGACCACGGAGTAGCAAGGCGTCCAAGGCTCATATCCCGCGCCTGCTGATACGCTTTCGCGGTCTTCATGTCCTCCATCGAGCCGCCGAAAACAGCGGCAGTCACGCCCGTGAGAAGCTGAAAGACCGGACCTTGCAATTCCTGAAGGTAATCGAACATCGGCTGCGGAACGGTGGCTGGAGCCGGCTGAAAGAACGCTGCGGCGAGCGTCTGCCCCGCTTTGGCTTTTCCTGGAACGTGGACGCCCGGCTCAATCGTTCTCTGCTGTAGTGCCTCGAAGTCCACTACTTCGCTGTCGGCATAGATCGGCGGGATGCCGTATTCAAACATCTCAATCGCCATGTTCGACAGCGTATTGACCTGGTCCTGTGCATCGAGAGATGCTTCGCCAATTCCCGGACGGCTCTGGCCGTCTCCCGGCATCGCGTGCATCACGCGCCAGTGATCCGACATCCTCTCGTTGCGCGATTCACAGTACGTATCCCCTGCGAATGCCACGTAGCAGCCGTCGGGGAACGCCTGCGAGAGCTTTTGCCGCATTTCTGCATCTTTGACCGAGGCGAAGCGCCACGGCCTGATCCACGTACGGCTGAACGTCACGAGGTTGTAGAGCACATCGCCCGGATGCAGCATGGGCAAGCCCTGAGCTACGGCAAGCCGCGAAGCGCGCGAGTATACGTCATCGGCCGCCATCGGAATGTCCGCATCGATCTTGTCCGCCACTTGCGGATAGGCCGCTTTCGGCTTGGCTTTATCGACCTCAAACGAGAGGCGCAGCCACGGGTATTCCCAGAAGTCGTTACACCACGGCGGAGTGTGCAGCTCGAGTCCACCGTAGAAGTTAATCACTTCCTGCCCGGCGGGAACTTTGTCCGGATTGCTGATCGGCACGGGAACGCGAGGAGCGGCCTTGAAATTCGTTTCGTCTAGCCCCGTACCGCAACTAAGGCACGTAGGCTGCTCCTGCATCGAAGCGTTGCCCTGGGCATCCATCGAGGCGTAGGAACTTACCGGATTGACCGCTTGGCACTGCGGACAGACAAACGAATCTTCGCCCATCGGCGCGAAGCCCTGATCGATCGTCGAGGCGTCCGCGTAGCCAAATCTCTCCGCGTCGGCAACGTAATCGACGTGCGCACCTACCTTGCCATCCGTCCACAAAAACCGGGCGACGTCGATCATTTTGCGCTGAATCTGGTTGTTCTCTTCGATTAGGTCGGAAGCGTTCGATGCGGCCTTCGCAGCCGTCACGTCTTCGGAGCGGTTAAGCGACTGCGGGTAGAAATGCACAGTGGGAACCTGCGAGGCAAAGACGGCGATAAACGCCAATCCGAACGGCTGATAGACGTTCATCACGTAGGCATACCGCGGCTGCTCTTGTGCGTCTTTGTCGTCGCTGATCGTGAAGCCGCCCTGGTACGGCACTTGCCAGTCGAAGTTGTCCCAGTCGAACCAAAGATATTGCTGGCCTTGCCAGTAGAAGCGCGCGCGCCGGCAGCGAAGAATTTCATGGCGCCGCGATACGAGCCCTTCCTTAGCGAACTCTTGGCACATAGAGCGCAGCGCGTCCTGCATGTCCTGCGGAAGATTGACGTTATTCGGGCCGTAAGGCTGATCGCTGTGGACGGGCGATTCCTTGGGGACAATCGTGCCGTCATTCTGTTGCGGCTGCTGCTGATCTTGTACAGCGGGAACGGAGGCCATCTATTTGCGTTTGCGTTTTGGTGCGTGCGCCCGCGTGGGCAATCCTTTTTCCGGTGTGGCTGCGAAGTCGTGTAGCTGTTCGTGCGTCATGGCGAGCACGCCTTTGTTCTTGTCCGAGACTTCCTCGGGATGATGCTCGGCGATTGCCATGAGTCGGCGTTCTTTCTTTGAAACGCTAGGCACGTCCCGCCCTCTTACGCTTCGGTGCGTGCGACTTGTGCAAATCTCCGCCCTTCATGAAGCGCAGCCCAAGATTGCCGCGGGCGCGCTCGGACGGGTCGCTCGAATGGCTCTCGTGCTCAGCCTCTTGGCGCTTGCTTACGCCGTGCCGTGCGGCTGCGCGGGTCAAAGCGCCGGGATGCCTTACCGCTCCAGAAATCCAGTTAGCCATGTTTCACCTGTTTTGGAAGTTGTCGCAGCACCACGAATCCTTTACCGGCCAGTGACCGTCTGCCGTTCGTTTCAGCCCGAACATCTTGCCTACCTGCTCGTCTTTGTCGGTTAGCGGATTGAGGCACACGTCGTGCCGTTCCCAACGGCAGTTCCCGCACTCACGCGGCGGCTTGTTGATTGTCGCCGTGACGAATCCGGATTTCTCCGTTCCGTCTTTATATGGCCCGCGCTTGCGATTGCGCTTCGGAGCATGGAACACACCTAATGTCCACTTCCCGGAAGGTCAACATCCGTCATGCGCCACTGTCCTCCTGTCTTGCGAATGCGAATCACCCCGCCCGGATTCTCCGAATGCTCGCCGTAGAACTCCGGATCGTCGCCCTTGACGATCGCTCGCGCCGCCATTGCGTTGCAGGAATGAGAAACCACGACGCGCGCCTTATCCGGTTCCTTCTCGGCCGCCTTCATCTCCGAGAGCAATCCGCCTTCGTAGCGGTCGTGCCAGTCCTGGTAGGGCTCGCCTTCCGGAACCGTTTTGTCGGGATGCTTGATGTAGTACTCGATGCGGTCTTGGGCGTCGGTTCGTTTATGACCGGCCAGATAGCCAACGTCCCAAGGATCAAAGCGCGAGTCTTTCGATACAGGGACGCCAGTTGAACGGCTGATATGTCCCGCTGTTTCGGTGGCGCGCCGCATGTCGGACGAGTGAATCGAGGAAATGGGATAGTCCGATAAGTACTCTGCCGCACGTCCAGCTTCATCATGGCCTTCATCTGTGAGCGGGAGATCATATTCGGTGCCCTTGAGACGCGAGTTGTCGCCGTTGTTGAACTCCGTCTTGCCGTGACGCACGAGGAAGACGGTCGGCTCATGAATTTGCAACAGGAACCTCTGCGCCGGAAGGAATGCCTTGCGCCAGCGGATTCTTGCCTTTTACCCGCGCACGATCCCACGACGCCGCAGACATGCTTTTCAGGTATTGCGGCATGTTAGTCGCGCGCGGGCGCGCCTTTTCCGCTTCGGGAGCCTTATTCTCCGCCAGCTTAGCCAGCATCAGCACATATTGCTCGTTCTGTGCCAGCAGGCGGGCGTTCTCCCGCTCCAACGTTTCAATCAGCCTATCTTTGGCCGTCTTCCAGAACACGCTAGTTGTTCGGTGTCGCCAGCACGTAACCCCAGGCGTGAGCGTGGATCGCTCCAGCCGACGGGTTGCCGGTGGCACACGTACTCACGATGTTTTTGGCGGTCGTGATGTTGAGCATACCGGTCGTGGTTGAGGCAACACCGCTGGTCGTTTGAATATCGGCCGCAGAGACGGTGCCAGCCGTCAGGCCCGTGTTATTCGCCGTGAAGCGGCCAGCCGTTGTGCCGTCACCCAATTCCCAACCAGTGCAAGTACCGGTAATGGTCGTGGTCACGCGGGCCGTCACGCCGAGCACGATGGCATTGATGGGAATGCAACTCGTGCAAAGCGTGGTCGTGGTAGCACCGGTGCCCAATGTGACATCGCCGCCGTCAGCAGACCAATAGACTTGACCGCCGCCGTAGTTGCCGGCGTCGAACAGCGCTTCGTCAACGCCAGAACTGCCGCTTACGACCAGATCGCCTTGACCGTGCGTATTGGAGAACGTCGCGGTAATCGCCTCGCATGGCGTAGTCGCACCGAATCCAGGAGGGCAAGCCTGCACGCTCACCGCGGAAGGCGTAACCGTTTCCTGATTGGCCGTGCCCTGCCCGACGATGACGGGATTGGCCGTCGAGAATGGGTTAAATGTGTAGCCGTCCTGCAACGTCACGAACGCGGGTCCGACAACGATAGTGCCCGAACCTGTGCCGCTCGGAGCCGTCTCGACCGTCGCATGCCAGGTGTTGTATGCCGAAGCGACATAGGTGCCGGCCGCATAATGCAGAGCCGTGCCCGGAGCCTGCGCGGAAAGCGGAACGGCGCAAGCGAACAGGACCGAAAGAATTACCGCAAATGCCTTCTTCATGGTGTTGCCTCCTCGAAAAGAGTTTGAGAGATTCATTAGGCTTCTTCGCCTTCCACTTCCACGGATTGTTTCAGCGCCGGAACTTCGCGCCCTTCGCGCACGCGCTGCCGATTCTCGACCGATTCCTGCGCAGCTTCGGGTGCTGCGGGATCTGAAATCGTGAATCGCGCCTCGATCTCATCGCCTTTGCGGAACGGCACAAGGGATACGGAACGCGGGCGCCCAAAGAACTCCAGAATCAGGTCGTGCTCAAGCTCGGTGTGGCCCGCCATTTCCAGCGTTACCGCAGCCACCCCTTTTAGCGGATCGATGGTTAACCTTGCCTTGACGTCTGCCATTTTTCCTCCCTAACTGAAGCGTGGATTGTTCTGACGAAAACGCTTTGGCTGAAATCTGCTGCTGGTAATCAGGCGCACCGGCTGCGCTGTCTTGCGCTGGTCGGCAATGGCTTTGCGGGCCATCATCGCCACCGCGTTAGGATCGTTGGTCGGCCCATCCGGGCGAAGATTCTGCATTCTTTCGATTGAATCGTTGACGCGCACGGGAAACGGCTTGCGGCCGAGAATCTGGTCACATTTGAGACCGTAGCGCGCGGCATCCGCTGGGTCATCGCCAGAACAATTCAGGGCGGTAATGTGCTCTTCTGTGTTGGCACGCGAGTCGTCCTTCTTGGCAATGTCCTCGTACTTGAGGTCGTCACGCACCAGCGTGGGCAGCGTGCGAATCAGGCCAATGCAATTCGAGCCAATCCTCCACATGCCAGCATCGAGCATCTGGTACATCTGCATCCAGCCACCAATACGGTCATCGTCAGCGCGCACGGGTCGCGGCAAGCCAAATGTCACGAGCTCATCGCCCATTTGGTCGGCAATCGTGTTCTCGTCTGTCCGCTTGGCGAAGGCATCCGGCGACAGGTAAACCGCCTTGATCTGCTCGCCCGTTCCTGCGCTCGCATTCCAGCGTTCGGTAAGCTGCCCGATGGTTCGCGCCAAATCTTTGGGCGTATGTCCGTTGCGGATATGTTCGCGGTAAGTCCGCGCCACGCCGTCATCGGTAAGGCAGTGCCAATAGACCGCTGCAGGATGCTTGCGTCCCCAATCGACCGAGAGCCAGCGCGTATGCCAAGGCCGTAGATTCCACATTTCGGGGCGTTCGACCATCGCCTCCGGACTGAAATTGGAAAAGTACTGCCCGGCAAATACGTCCCACGAGCCTTCCGCAAACATTTTCGCCATGTCGGGCGGAAGCGTAAGCAGCGATTGGTAGTAGGAATCCGTCAAATGCGGATTATCGGAAGCCTTCGACTGCACGAACGCAAACTGCTTGGCGAGCGGCTTCAGTTCGTCCGGGAAGTGTTTATCGATCCACAGCGCCTTAACCCACTCATGACCGATGCCGCCTGGATTCGCGCCTGCGGCAAACTTCGGATGCGCCACGCCTGACCAACGCAACCGGCTGCGCAGAAAGTCAAACGTCGGCTTCTCGTTCTTGGTCAGCTCATCCACAGCAATGGCGGCAAATTCCGCCGATTGGTATTTCGATGGATCGTCCAAGTTACGCAGGGCAATCACGCCGCCGCCATGCTCTGCGCGCAACTGGAAATTCTTGACCACGCCCTGCTTGAGTTCTCCCAGTTCCGCCGGAAACTCGAACATGATTTTGCTGATTTGTCTATCGTACAGACTCGGATAATCCTCGCAAAAAAGGCCAACTTGTACATTGCGCAATTTATGCTCTTGGTGCAGCCAGACAAGGAATAGAACCAGCCACCAACGCAGGATGTACGACTTGCCTCCGCCGGCCGCGCCACCGTAAAGCACGTAATCGTGTTCCGCGATCGCGCGAAGGAAATCATCTTGCTTAACCGTCGGGTCAATTAACTGCCGCAGGCTTTTGCCCTTGGCTTGGGACGCTGAGACCATCGAGACTCAATTCGTTCGGCACTGCCGCGACTACCTTATCGCTCTGCCCTAGCCACTGCTTACCCAGCCAGATCAGCAGCGTCGTATCGCCCTTCATGGCCTTATGGAACTGCTTGGCTTGCAGGCAACCGTCGCGGAATACACGGCCCTTTCGCAAGGCGTCCGAATAGTTGTCGCGGAGAGTGGTTTCGCCGACTCCGAAATAATCTGCAACGTACTGAATCGTAAAGCCCTTACCGATGAATCTGGCAATTAGTTCCGCATCGAGGACTTTTCGTGGCCTTCCGAGTGGTTTCCCGCTCATCGCGCTACCCTCTCATTCATCGAGCGGTTGAAACGCTGCCACGACGCACCTCGATTACGCGCAGCACGCATCACATGGGAGCGGCGAGGAGATTCGGCACGCATGCTTGCTTTAACTTGCGCAGATTCAGTGTTTTGCACGGCACCGGTGATCAAACGCTCTTTCAGGCTTGCCAGTACGTTGAGGTTCGCAGGGGAGAGGTTCACGCGGCTACGTTTACACGCTCGCCATGAGTCGGCATTCGGGAAATCTCAGCTTCAATCAGCGACTGAATGCTGCGCGGTATTTCGAGCGAGATATGCCCGCTGCGGCCTTCGCCAGCGCTATATTTGCGGCTGCGATGCGTTAATGGCTGTGCGGTGCGCTTCCAAAGCCTTCTCTCGGCGTCCACTGGCTCGAGCAGTCCATCGGCAAAGAGCTTGCGTGCCTCTTTCGCGGTTAGATGGTCGTAGCGGTCGAGAAAAGACTTATGGAGTTCTGCGGGCGGCTCGAAACTGCGCGGTACGATTACGTGATTTTTAGCGGAAATGTCCCATGGCTCGTTATTCCCCGCTCTATCCCGGCGAGGAGTGGGGCGAACGCTGGAAGGTGGCAGCGCCGCGCAGGTAAAAGCCTTAAGTCGTGGTCAGTACTTTAATGCACTACGCTGGCGAGGATGTCAAGGAAATTCGTCAGGCCACTCGCTCATTGTGCAGCCCCGCGCATCATGTGGTCTTGCGCGCCAGGTCGGGCCGGAGCGGACTAATCAACCGCGCGGGACTGGCCGGTTATTCCAGTCCCACAAAAATAATCCAAAATAAACTCTTGACAAATCTTGCGGATGTTTGGTATTCTGTCTTTGCCGATGGGGACCAACCCCAAAACGAGTCGGCAGGAGAAAAACAATGAAAACCTACTACCAAGTAACTTTCGAGTTGGGCGGCGCGGGTGAGGTGCGGGGATCGTTTGACGCGGCGATTAAAGACTTGCGGTCCTCGATTAGAGCTGCCCGCAATGGTGGCGACCTGCAAGGCATCGGACTGCGCAAATTTACGAACCGCTATAGTGACTACTCGGACGAACTGCCTCTCACTGATGAGGAGACCGCTGCCGTAGAGGCGCTCTGATCTCCGCAGTGCGCTTCTCCGCGACTTGCGGAGCGTGCGGCTCGTAACCGTCCGGCTGGTACGCAAGCCAGCCATCTCGGAAAGAGGAAACGTATATGGCAAAGGTAATCAAGTTTTCCCTGATCGTTAAACGCGCGCTTCTTGAATCCGTGACTGATATCGGTCAACTCTCCGATACGGAACGCTGCGATCTTCGCAATGCGGTGAATCGAGGCCTATTGTGCAAGGGCAAAGGAGGGCCATTCCCCGCCCTGAAGACGGTCTATGCGAAGCCCGGATTTGATTTTGCCGCCCAACGCGCTGGACATATTGCCACAATGGAGTTCGCTCGCGCACTCGACCGTCTCGCTCTCGGGCGCACAGCTTGGTCAGAAGTTCGGTTCCAATAGCATGAATAAAGCCGCCCAATCTCTCGCCCGCAAACGCTGGAACAAGATTCCCAAAGCCGAACGTGGCGCACTTGTCCCGCGCAATGGCGGCCGCAAGCGACGGTATCCGCAATGCGCGCGCTATAAAGCTCATCGCTTCGTTGCCGACCGCTGCCCGTGCGGATTCACGCGCGCGTAGCCTTCCACTTCGCCCAGCGGTCCTCAGCGCACTGCAAGCAGACCAAGAGCGTCCTGTCGTGCATATCGCGTTCCCACTTCCGATACCTTCCACTCGCCCCACACATGATTCCAAGGCAGCTTGCAGCTCCAATTCATCTCCCCTCCCTCACCTGCAACGGCCTCACAGATCAATCCCACCAACAGCGCAAGTGCTTCCTGAATATTTTTCCCAAAAGTTCCAGGTCCTGATTGTATAAATAATCTTCCTTTTTGCAGTCCATAGCGTTGTAGTCTTCGCTGCCCATGCGCCTACAAAGCATCGCGGCCTTGCTGATGTTAAAAGACTCTCTTTTTGCACCATCATGGTGACAGCGGCCTATATAGCCAGCCATCCTGCGCAGTTTAAATTCCATCATTTCTAGCAAAAAAGAGTTGTCCCAATCCCTGTCTCTCCATATCAACGGAGCATATACAAATAAATTGCGACACCCGTACTTTATCGAGCGATACAAGACTTTCATGCTCTTAAAATGCCGTCTCATCTCGCCTCACTTTGTAGCGGCCTCACCTGCTCGATTACATCTTCCAGCGAGCGTGCGAGCACGTAGACCGCTCCCGCGGCGTTTACGCGCTGCTCGAAGACTTTTTGCTTGTCCGATTGCCGGCCGTCCGGCGCCTTGATCTCCACGAATACCGCGTGCCCGCCGAAGACTACCAGCAGATCCGCGCGGCCCGGCGTGCCAAAGCGCGTGAAGTTACCGCTGGCCATGCGTGCGGCGCCCGAGTGCAGCGGTTCCCAGAAATAGCCGTAGCGCGAGAGCCAATCGGTAATTTGGCTGCGTACATCGCGTTCGCGGAGGGTCATGCGTCTTCGTCCTCAAATAGCGCGTCGAAACATTCTTCGCAGTACCCGCTTATATGAAACTCCCGCCGACCCTCCTCCGTGCGGCATTTATTCATTGCATCTTGACCGCACTGGATGCAAAGCCCCTTCGCTTGATTCTCCAAATTTATGTGACAATTAACTAACCCTTCCCTCATTCCGCCTTATCCTTTCCCGCCGCGCTGCGCCGCCTGGCAGCGACCCTACGCACTTCCGCGAATGTCTTCATGGCTTGTCCTCCTCGGCGTCAGAGCAACAACTTGGATCGTTGCAGCATTTTGCTGGCAGCTTGCGACCCTCTTCGATGCCCAGCTCATACGCTTCTTCCACCGCCTCGCGCATGCGTCCGTGCGCATAATCCAAGCCGTGTTTGGCGAGGATCGCGTAGAGCTTTTCGTCCATTTGGTTTTTCATGAATTAGCCTTTCTCGGTTGTAGAAAATTCGTGCGTCATGCGCCCAGTTTCCGTTTCTGCTCTTCGATCTTCGCGCGCATTTCTTCCGTGACCACCACCACGCGGCTAACTTTGGGCATTCGCTTGAGCTTGCCGCGCACTTCCGCCAGCATTTCTTGCCTTAGTTCGTCGCTCAGCGGCGGTTCCGGCAATAATCCGCGCACCAGCGGAGCGTAATCGCCAATTTGCGCGTTAGCTTCGCGGATGTACTCGCAAATCAAAGCCGGAATCGGAGTCGGGTACTTGTACTCCCGAATGAGCCTCCGAAACGCCGCCTCAATTTGTTCGGCTGAGTAGCAGCTTAGGGTTTCCTTCCAAAGCAGCGCCACCGCCGGATCGTCCAGCCGCACTGCGGGATACATTTTGCTGATCGTGAGAAGCCACATTCCGAGTAACTCCGAAGACTTGGGAGATTGCGGCCTCGGTGTCTCGCTGTTTTTTATCAGTCGGTTTTCCATTGCTTGCCTCAATCGTAACTTCGTCTTGCCACTGCCGCCGGTTCAAAAACGTTGCCGGATAGGGGATGTACTGCGAGTCCTGCCACTGCTCGGTTAACTTCCAACGCTCGAGGGATGCGACCAATTCCAGAACGTTCTCCTCAGCACCCTGAGTCTTCGCCCACACCCTCATCGCAGAGGATTTGGCAACTTTTCTCGGGTACGCGTCCCAAAACAGATCGAAATTCGAGTGAGCAATAGCTTTTGACTTTGTATTTGAATTTGTATTTGCTGGTGCTGGTGCTGGTGCTGGTGCTGGAGAGCTTTCATCTAGGTTAGCCTCTAGGTTATTTTTAGCTAACCTAGACGTAACCTGCCGGGTTATTGGTCTGCCGCCCTTGGAACCATTCTTCTGTGAAGCTGAAATCCTTTGTTTTCCGTCTCTTATCTCCTCTCTGACTCTTTTATTGGTATAGCCGTTAGCGCCCGCAGTGAAAAATTCAGAGAGAATTTTGTCGATTGCCGCCCTTTCTTCCGGCGAATTTGCGCGCGTTTTTTTGTACAGAATCTCGTGGTTCAAACTGAGGGCTTTTTCTTCGGTATAGGCGAGGTCCAAAAGGCGCGTGTAGGCTCCGTCCTCGATAAAGTCCAGATGTAAGGTCTTGCGTAGATAATCCCCTGGGAATCTTCTGTAATAGTTCACTCTTGGCCCCTCAGCTCCTCTGCTGCGACGATTCGGCGCCCGATCCATTCTGCGACCGGCTGCGTAACTGCATTTCCCGCGCCCACGCATGCAATTCTCCGCGCCGAAATCCTTGCAAAAATTCCATCTCGCACACAGTGGGAACAGTTCCCATAGAACACCTGGCTTTGTGGTTGTACATCCGCCCGTCTTTCCTCTTGAGATGACCCTCGTTCGATCCTGTCGTTTCGCTCGCGGTTAGCGTAAATGTGATTCCATACGGCCATCCCATGCCAGCCCAATCTTCCGACAAGAAACCAACGCTCACGCCGTTGAGGCACCCAGTGTTCGCTGTTAATAACTCTCCCGGCGCACCCGTAACCAAGGAATTGAAGCTCTTGCGCGGCCTCAATGATGATACTGCGTCCACCAAGTGGCTGCTCCACGAGTACCCAGCAGGGACGCAGCGTTTTGATGAACCGCAACATCTCAGGCCACAAGGTTGCGAGAGTTCTCGATCTGTTCCAGGCTGACGCTTGAGACGTTCTCTTACAGGGCGGACCGCCGGACAAAACATCTGGCCTTGCGTATCTTCTTGGGTCCGATTTTTCGATGTCCGTCCCATCCATCAGCTCCAATCTCCAGATAGTCTCAATGCCTGCATCCTCTAGCCCGCGGCGTAATCCGCCAAAGCCATCGAACAGCGATCCGTGTGTCAACTGCCCCATGCTCTCCTCAGTCGAACTGCAATACGCGCTGCGCTAGACGCTTGGCAGCGATCTCCGCATGACACTCCTCTATTTCTATTCCTATAGCATTTTTGCCGAGCCTTCGCGCCGCAATGAGCGTAGTACCTGTCCCACAAGTTGGATCCAAGACTTTCTCCCACGGGCAGCAATCAAGCAGATCAATCATTAACGAGACAGGTTTTTCCGTCGGGTGCGTGCCTGTAACCGCATCAGCATGATTAGACCAGACCGGACGGAGTGGATGACGCAGAACTGATCCTTTGCGACGCCTAGCGGAGAAACCTTCGCCAATCACATAAATTTCTTCGTGCGTGATCTTCCATGGGAAATCCAAATCACCCATTCCTGTCAGCTCGCTCTTATCCCAGATGAGGGTCGCGCGAATGCCAACAGGACGGTCGACACGAGGGGAGCCAAAGCACAATTGCGGACGGGGAAGCGCGCTGATCCAGTTGCGCAGAGATACTGCCTCGTCTCCTATAACGCGCTCGTTTCGCCGCCCAAACTCTATACCTAGGCCATATGGGGGATCGCAGACGATCACATCAAAGTCTAGAGATGGAACGATTTCCCTGCAGTCACCCAGGTAAATCTTAATTCCCTCTTCCTCGTAATATGGCTTCATTCGCTCAGTGCTTCCTTGTAGCCAACCCGTAAGTCCGCATCAGGCAGCTCTTGTAGACAATTTTTTTTGGCTGCGCGCCCATCTGCGGAGATATGTGAACTTCCAGCTTCCTTCGCGCATCGCCACCGCTCGCGACCAAATGCGCTTATACTGCCGTCGATATTTGCCGACCGTGGGCAGGCCAGCCAGCTTCCACAAGCGCAAAACTTCCGCGTCATTCAGCATGGGGTCTATGGGAACGATGTCCTCACAATCTTCCCTGTGACAGTGGAAATCCAGATGAATATCGGCTTTTGTTTTTCCGGGATGACGCTCTAAAAGAAACCGCTCAGCTTCATCGCAATCATCGTGGCGATTGCAGCTTCGCTTCGGTTCTGCATCAACGGGCATCGCTGGCTCCTTTCACCAGTTGCAAAGTCCGATAATTGGTTTCGCACAGCGTAAACAGTAAAGGATTCGCCACCATCCGTGACTTGCGCGCGACCGCCTAGCGATAGCATCGATCCCGCAGAGGTGATGGCAAAAAAGATTCACTTTCCCGCTCCTTTCACGGCTTGCGGCAGGTCTGCCATTGGAATGCGCGGCATTTGGTGCGGGCAGTTGCAGGTCACATTTCCACTGCCCCACTCGCACGTATCCTTGTCGATACGAACTGAGTTTATCGTCCAGTCAGTAGAAAGATGTGCAGCATGCCCGCAGAACGGACATGTCAAGCTATCTGTCACCATTTGCGAAGTACATGTATGGATGGTCCAATTCGTATTTGGGTATATCGGACCCTGGGGATAGTCAAAAGTCTCTCCACCCTGTTCTTCTGCCAGTTTGCAGATCGGCTGCCGGCAGTTGGTACACGGATACGGGCCGTAATAGATGAACTGATTGTCCGTGCAAATCTCAAGCAGCCGCGCATCTCTGTCTTTCTGACCACACTCAACTTTAGGAAGGTCGTTTAGAATCTTTTGAACAAATTCCTCCAAGTCTAACCAAGAATTTTCTCTTTCAATTAATTGGTTATACCTCTCTATCGAAAGACCGACACCTTGCGAGACAGTGAGCCGATACTCTTGCTTGTCATTTTCGTCATGCGATTTTTGCTCTACGGCTGCTAGTTTTAGCGCCTCATCTCGCTCGCGTTTTAACTCCGCAACCTGATCGCGTAGCAGCGCAATTTCCAGTGTGGCACTCGCTAGCGAGGCTTCGAGGGCGGCGAACTGGTCGGCGTAACCATGAATTTGACGTGCCTCCCTTTCCAATTTATCGGCGATGCGATCCTGCATATCGCAACCGTCTCTATGATCCTTCATGGTGGATTTCGGAAGCTTCCTTCCCGCCATCGTCTCGGCCATTCGGTGCGCCTGTTTAAGATCGTACTCAGTAGCGTTCCGCAGTTCATCGCTGGGCCTTCTGTCAATAGATTCTTTCATCCGGCGTTCTGCTTCACTTATAAGCCAGTCTGCCAGCGGCGTTACCTTCGCTTGCTCGGTCATTGGATAATGATCCTTCCTGTTCCACCGCAACCACCTGCCCCACGCGGAACTTTGGATGCGACTTCCCCTTGCGCTTCACGGTCACTTGGTTGCCTCCGGGTATTCGCGCACCTGCAAATCGGGCGTGAACGATTTGAGATTCTTAAAGTCTTCCCAGTTGGCTTGCGAGCCCTGCTTCATGAAAAAAGGCACGCCGGCCGCTTGACATTGTTCCAGCACGCTCCGCGCCCACTCGGGATGCATTGGTCTGGCGCCAGGTCCCGACTCGCCGCCCGCTATGATCCAGTCGAGCTTCGGCTTTGGCTTACCCCCGCTTACCCAATCCCAGCGCAATTTAAGTTCGGACAATGCTGGCTCGTAGCTCACAAACCTAACCGCCGCCGGCGTCTGCAAAAGCAACGGAATCCGTTCATCCGCGAAATGCTGATTCTCTGCCGTCACACCTAGCCAAACATTGGATAGTGGCCAAGCCAAGAGCGACAATCCCTCAAACATGAAGGTATGACCCATTTCGCGAGCAACTCTCTGTATCAAAGAAATGTCCTTCCATAAACGCAGAACGAACTCCCGCATCCTACCCGGCCGTTTCGTCAAAATCTGATACGTATGCTGCGGCGTCAGCGCCATCACGGCGAACACGCGGTCGATAAAATCAAATGGAATATCCTCATGGAATAAATCGCTCAGCGAGTTCACAAAGACGCGGCGAGGTCGCTTCCAGTGCAACGGCTGCGTCAACCGCTCAGGATGCAGCTGAATGGGGATGCTTCCTTTGGCGTCGAACTGCCGATGGTTCACCCGAAACGGCGGCGTGCGCTCGATGTAGCAATGCGCGCACCCAGGCGATACCTTCGTGCATCCCGTCGCCGGATTCCACGTCGCGTCCGTCCACTCGATTGTCGACTTGTCGCCCATTCGCTCCCCTACCTAGGGTTTCTAGCCCTATGCTCTACCAGACTGAGCTACGCCTAGCTCTGTGCCCACGTCTCGCGGTGCGGGGCTTGATACCCGCTCTAGCAATTAACTCCGGGCCGACCTACGTGCTCTCTGTCCGGTCGGATAATTTTTCACAGGTGCTTTGCGTTTCAAGAGCGCACCGCGACCCCGCTCCCGGCTTTGCTACTAGTGATCGCGTGTCCATACACGCCGACCGCGAAAGTCAATACGATTGCATTTCCTCGCTCGCTAGAATCCGGTCAAGCACTTGATCCGTCAGCGTTTCCCATGCGCGGGCGAGCAAGTCCACAGCTACCGCTTTGTTCCCTACACGCTTGATTACCCGGTCCTTCTCTCTATTCATGCGCGAGTACACGTCTGGTGAATCTGTCTCGATTGCGAATTTCGTCTTTGGTTGCGGGCCATCGTTATTGATGCGAGCCTTCTGCTCTTTTTTGATGTCGATCACATGGCAAGGTTCGTCTCCGCGCCCGTTGTCGCATTCAAACTTCAGCCAGTCGATAGCAGCGCGCTTACTAGGCATCAGTTTCCTTCGCGCGGCGTAGACAGAAGCACGCGGTAGTCCGGCTGTTTGTCGTTATTCTTATTCTTGTTTTTGAACACGACCACGGACTTGCCGTCAATGGTTCCCGACATGTACACGACGCCTTTATGAGACTTCTTGAGCCACAGGGCGCCTAGCTCGTTAGGGTCAGGCATGTGCCGCTCCTTTGATCCAAGCATCGAGATTTGGTAGTTCCGCCTTCGGAAGTTCGATTACGAGCTCGGGAAACTGCTGAATGAACGCAGAGAAGTCTTCCGCCAGAGCCGCGCACTCCCTCTCGATTCCTTCATAGCGGTGCTGGGTTAGATCGTGCGCATCGATTACATCGAAGTGAAACGGAGTTTCCGTCTCGCGAATCACCAACACCTTCCAAGCGAAGTGCTCCATTCCCAGCATGTCGAGGTAAAAGCGCCATTGAAAGCCGCTCAATAGCCGCTCCGGGTCGAATTGCCCAGTGCTCTTGTAATCGAGCACCGTGTTATGCCCCAAAACTCCGTCAACCCGGCCGCGCACTTCCAAGCCAGCATATTGCTTGCTGATTCTCATTTCGCGGATCGGAGGAAGATAGATCGATATGTCGCTGGAGAAGTAAAATCGGTAACGGTCGGACTCAAGGTAATCGAACTCTCCCTCTTTGGCGTTTTCGAGCACAGCATGGAGCGCCGTGCCAGCCTCCATTTGCGGACTGGGCGGCTCCTCACCCCGAATGCGGCGCAATAGCGATTCAACTTCGGACTCCTCGTCCTTGCGCCATTCCCGGAAGTAATCCAGGTTCGATACGCTGATGCGGTCAAGCTGCATTGGCGGTTTCCTTCTGGCTTTCGTAGCGCAGAGAAGTACCATTCCAGACCAGTTTGAGGGTCTTGGCACGGCTCGCTACCAGCGAACGGATTGCCTGAGTCGCATCCTTCGCCTTTGGCAAAAGCTGATTGATCTCCTCGGCCCGCGTGCAATCGGAAACCCACTTTGCCCACTTTTCCATTTCCGCGTTGGCCTCTTTGCTCTTTTCCGATTCTTGGTTGAGGCGGTCTTTTATCGTCGCGTTCACTTCGCCGAGTAGATTCGTGCTGGACAGAAGCACAGGCATAACCGGGAGATTGCAGGGGTTCTTACCGAATGAGTTTTCGCGCGGGTTGAAGTCGAGCTTCCATTCATTGCCCTGCATGTAGATACGCCCCATCGCGTCCACCGACTTGTAAATCTCTCCCTTTGATCCGCCCTGAACATCAAGACGTTCGATTACATCGTCGCCGCTGCGCTGTTCGTCCATGTGGGCAATCAGCACTACATCCTTGCCGAATGTGCGCAGCATCTTTAGATAGGAGGAAAACCTAGTTTTTAGTTCCCCGAAGCCCTGAAGTGTCAACGCTCCGCCGCGTCCCAGTTTCGGATTCTTGGCGATAATGTCGCCCGTCAGAAAATCGAGCGCCCTGCCGGCTGTGTCGAGAATTACGGTCTTGTAAGGCGCTAAGTCGCCCTGCTCGATTGCGGCAATATCGGCCCACGAAGAAACGCGCACGGTATCTTTGCGGTTCTTTGCTCGGTGCGCGCCGCCGTCGCAATCGAGGAGCAACGGGCTTTCCGCCGTAAACGCCAGAGTCGTTTTGCCAAGACCGGGTGCTCCGTAGATGCACAGATTGATTCTCTCTACCGGGAGAGGGTCGCTACTCTTGGTGATCTTCAACATTTGTTTCTCCTTTTGCGTAAATTGCTTCGAAGTCCTTGACCGCCTGCTCGCAGTACTTTCCGAAGCGCACCTGTTTCTCGGGATGGCGCGCGTTGTGGCAAGCCCGGCACAAAACGCGCAGGTTAGATAGTTCGTCTCCACCGCCATCGCTGCGCTTCACGATATGGTCCGGGTCGGCAATGGCCGATTCGCCGTCCCAGCAGGACTTTTTGCACAGCTTGCACTTGCCCTTATCGCGCAGCCACACGCGCTGCTTCATGCGCTCCCAATCGTCGCCGTGCAAAAGCAGCTTGCCTTCGCGGGAGACAAAGCTGGCCGGGTCGGTGTGCCAGCCGATTGCGACCATCCAGGCCGTGCGCTCCAGATCTATTTTGTGTCCGCGCGGCATGGGACTAGATGCCTGCCTTCCTGAACGCTGCGAGCACTTGGCGCTTGGTGCGGCTGGGATCGTTGTTCCATTCGGGGATGCCGGAAACTCTTACGCCTATTACCGATGCCAGTTTGTTCTGAGCCGCAATAATGGAGTCGATTTCCGGATATGCTGCGAAGATCGCCCCGTTTGAGCACCATTCCGCAGCCCTGGAATCCCTTACACCTATCGGACGCTTATTTTTATCGAGTGCTGCGTAATATCTGCACCAGCCCTCGCGGATGTAGTCAATCGCCTTCAGCTTGCGTTTCCGTGCCATCGTCACAACTCCTCTACCGCCGGATTCCGTTCCGCATCCCGTTCCACCAGTACCGCTATCTTCTCGCTCGACATGCAGTCCAAAAGTTCCTGCGCGGTGAAGTGCTCGATTCGCGCAAGCTCCTCTATCGCAGGGCCTAACTCGCCTGCGCGGGCCAGGTCGCTCAAGGTGCATTCCAGATGCAGTGCGATCATGGCTACCCTTTCAAGGCCCATATACCCGAAGCGATTTTTTGCACCCAGTTCTTGGCTGCCAACTCGTTTAGATAAGTCGAAGTGTTGCCGCCATATTTTGTGACGGTCCGTATCTGCTGGAGCGTCATTTCGCCGCCGCCGTCCAAAAGGGCCTGAAGGATGCGGGCGTGAGTCGGGCGTGCCTTAGCGATGCGGTCCGGCCAAACGGTAGAACTTCCGGTACTCGGCGCTTCTTTTTCGCCAATTAGCACCGAAGTCGCCTGATGCAACTGAGAGAACATCTTTCGCAAGATGGCCTCAACCGTTCGCTGTGCCGCTTCCTCCGACTGTTCTCTGATCCTCTCGGCATTTCTCTCCAACTCTTCAACGCGAGAGCGCAATTCTTTAAGCTCTGCGGCTCCGTCCACTTCCCCGTTAAGAAGAAACGGTTGTGCCATGTATCGCCTCCCCTGCATTCAAAGCCGCGAAGGCTTGGAACGTGCGCTCCATGAGAGCGGATGTGCCGCAGCGCTCGATTTTGCGAATGGCCTGAATAGTGCCAACAATCGCGGCTAGGTTTAAGCGGCGCTCCGCAAAGGAATCGGCTGCAATCGCGTAGTCGAAGTGACGCCCTTCTGCTCGGTCCACCCATGCGATGGCGTTTCTCTTCGCCTGATCGACCAGCCTGAAAATCTCAATGTCGCCGCCGGTATCCGGGTGATGCTTGCGGGCCTGAGCCTTATAGGCCGCATGGATTTCCTCGACGGACGGGTAGGGCTTTTTTAGTTCGAGGATGTCGCGCCACGTGAAGTCCTCATTTTTCTTCTGACGCGAGAACCAAACGCACACACCGGCATCGCGGCTGTACGAATCGTTCACCGTGATAACAGATGCGGTGACGCCCATGCGCGAAAATTCCTTTGCGAGGGCATCGCTGTAGTAGGTCCACGGCTTTTTCCACCCTGAATGCTTAATCTGCTTTTCAGGCAGAGTCCGTGGCCAGTCGTTCCATTTCAAAGGCTTTTCTTCTCTCAACGTTTTCTCCTATCTCCCAAACCCCGCCATCAGCATCCAGTACATGATCACGGGCGCCAGCAGGTACCACGCGCCCCACATGACTCCGCCCAGCACGATCACGGCAGAGACTGCGGTCCACAAATGATCCGCGAGCGACTTTTTCTTGCCCCGCGCGACTTCCGCTGCCTGCACCAAAGGCCGCAGCCGGATAATCTCGGCGTGCTGCTCGCGCCGCTCGGCAATGTCCTGCCGCGCTTGCAAGGCTGCGTATTTGCGCTCGTACTCTGCGTCTAACTGCTCGTCGTACCAGCGGCGGCTTGGTGTGGTCGTGGTCATGGCTCACTCCCCTCCTGCCCTGCGTTCCAGGCTGTCCATCCGCCGTGCATCGATGCGTGCGTGCTCTTGGTCGCTGAGCGATTGGCCGGGATTGCGGAAGGTTTCCGGCTCTGCTTCGCCCTGATCGTTCTGGCAAAATGTCGCATGTACTCTCACGTCGTAGCCGTTTTCGTCCGTGACTTCGCGCTCGATTGTCGGGTGATGCCAGCCATGCTCGCCGCCCCAAGGATCGATGATCTTTTCGATGGGTAGCCCGCAGTTCTTGCAGATAACTTCCGAGAGCCGCGCCCCTCCCTGAGCCACGGCTCCCGGCTCCCGCTCGCCAGACGAGTGGGAAACTTTTGTAAGCTGCGCTTGCCTCTCCAGCAGTTGCGGCAGCGCGTGTTCGATGAAATGGTCTATGCGGTTCATGCGGCCTCCAGAATTTCGTCAATCAAAGAGTCAATAGCTTCCTGCTCTGTGCTTCCGTTTCCGCTTGCTCCGCCAACGGTGTAAAGCGAGCCGGTTTCGTCTTCGCCTTCGTAGCTAACTTCGTAAGTATTGGCGTCGATTGCCGACCAGTCGTAATTACGGATCGGAATCGGCGGATAAACGAACGATGTGCAAAGATCGATTTCTTTTCGCGTCTCGATCAGTGAAAGCCTGCGATTCATGGCGTCACCTTCCAAATTCGATAGAAGTGATGCACCGTAAACGCTCCGTTGGCCCGCTCGGTCTTGTGCTGCGAGTCCCAGCCCGGAAGTAATCCGCGATGCAGTTCCCTGATACGTGCCGATATCCCGCTTTGCCCGTAGCGATAATTGAGAGCGGTTTCGATCTGTGCCAGCGAGCGATACTCGCCATCCCCTACCGCCTCGCAAATTGCACGCGCCTGCTTTTCAAACTCGTACCTTTTCGGCTTCGGCACCGGAATGTCGGCGAAGGTTAGTTGGGTTGTGGTCATGGCTCCTTGTCCTCTCCGGTGGGCTGAACGAAGTGACGATGTGATCTATCGCCCAAATTAAGCTGATGGCCAAAAAGAACGTCATCCACGGATGCGCAAACGCCCATGAGGTCATGATTTCTCGGCTTGAGCGCGCAATTTTGCCGCCCGTTCTGGATCGACCTGTTCCAAAATTTGCAAAGCGGCTTCCAGTAATTCGGCTGCTGACTTCTGCACTAATTCCCAAGAATCTTTCCTGCCGAATCTGTAGCCGACTCCGTAAGCAATTCCGGTTAGAAACAGAACCACGACCGCATAGAAAAAGACCTGGGTTGCGGTCATGGCCTATCCAGTTCCGGGCAATCGCTGTGACGCGCCTCGAACTTGCGCATCGCATCGCACCAATCGTCTACGCGGCAAGGAAGTTGCACGATGAGCGTTGCGCCGCAGCGTAAGCACTTCGCTCCGCCTTCCGTCCCTCCACCTTGCAGAACAACGTGCGAGCTGGCTTGCTTCATGCCCTTTTCCTTTCGTGACCTTCCGAGTCCTCGCGCGACCTCTTGAGTCCCGGCTTGCTCTCGCCGACCGATAAAAACCCCTCGTTACACTTGCGGTTAAATTCTCGTTGTCGTTTCATGGCTTCCCGCATCGTGCGGCGGATAACTAAATGCGACGGCAAATCCTCGATCATGCTCTGCTCTTCGATCCAATCGTGCAGCTCGTCATCCGCGCGAAATCTGAAACTGTGAATCAGCTTTCCCATAGCGGAGCCTCCGAATTAGTTTTAGGCCCCTCAGCTACCTACCAAACAATACGGCCTCGTTCGCGCGGGGCCGTCCCGCCTCACACCAATGAGGCCATACGCTCAACGAGCTTCACGGCAGACAACTGCAATTCTTCCTTTGTGGCGGCAATTTTTTTATTCGCCGCAGCCCACGCCGCAGCCCACGCCGCAGCCCGCGCCGCAGCCAACGCCGCAGCCAACGCCGCAGCCCCCGCCGCATCCCGCGCCGCATCCCACGCCGCATCCCACGCCGCAGCCCGCGCCGCATCCCACGCCGCAGCCCGCGCCGCATCCCGCGCCGCATCCCGCGCCGCAGCCCACGCCGCATCCCGCGCCGCATCCCGCGCCGCATCCCACGCCGCATCCCGCGCCGCAGCCCACGCCGCAGCCCGCGCCGCAGCCCACGCCGCAGCCCGCGCCGCAGCCCGCGCCGCATCCCGCGCCGCATCCCCCGCCGCATCCCCCGCCGCAGCCCACGCCGCAGCCCGCGCCGCATTTGCATCGCGCCTAACCGCTTCAATCGGTTCGCGGATAGACGGAATTTGTTCCATGCTCGTAATTTCAGGAAGCGCCGCAAGTAATTCGGCCTGCTTCGCCAAGCCAGCGAGGCGAAGCCAAGCAGGTGTATTCACGCGCACGAGCCAGTCAGCCGCCATTAACGCGCGTCGATTCTCTAGTTTTTTACTCCGGGTGTTGATGATCTTGGAAATGAGAGGCTTTAGAAGCCTGTCCCGCTCTGTATCGCTCGGAAGCGCATCATTCCACGAACGCATGAACGCGGCAATCACGGGACATACGCACTCCGGTGAATCGCTCCACTTTTCGCCCGCGACGAAAGCGACTGCCTCCATCACGCAAAATGTAGAATCGGGAGAATGCGCGCCCGATTTCAAAGAGAGCCCATCGATCTTCCGCATTCTTTCTTCAATAATTTGTACGTTCACATTTCCTCCAGACGCAGTTCTCCCTGCGCGTGTGCCGACTACCAGTTTTGCCTTAGGGCTCCTTACGACGTGCTTGCACTGCCGAGCAAAAAACAATTACCGACTGCGAAACCTGTTTTCCGTGCTATGGGCTGACCCGCAGTAAAAGGCCCAGTCGTGATCGATCTATCTCCGCAATTCCTATTTGAGCAATCCCGCGAATCACTGAAAGATCTGCACCGCAAAGCACTGAGCGATTCCGCAGCCTTGTATGAGGATTTACGACTCCTCACAGCCAAGATGCGCGAAACGCAAGGACGCTGGATAAACGCACGCGCAACGGTAGAACAACTGGAATGGTTCCTTGAACACGGCGAAGAGATGGTCGTGCTCGCAGAAAAGAAAGGTAACTCCAATGCAAAGACGTTCACCCCCGTAGATATGGAGCCGTATTTCGCGCACTGGCGCTCGCTGCGTCGCGCATCGAAGCAGCGTTGAAGAGGTGGCGGAATTTGTGAGGAGTTTATCTCGATGCTAGGGGTGTGTAACTTACTCAATAATAACACTTTATTCATTAGAGGAAGTGGATTTTGGCCGACAAATCGCATGTCATTGACCAGGCTCACGCTAGGCCGCCTTCCCGTTCTCTGCGTCGGCTTCCCGATGAAGCATTAACCGCACGAACTCGCTTAGTTTCATATGCTTAGACTCGGCGAGCTTCCTGAACTTGCGGTCTTCTTCTTGGGTGAGCCGGATATTTAGCTGTGCTTCCCGGATCTTCATTTCGTTTGTAGGGGTACTTGCCACGAAGAAAATGATAGCAGAAGATAATTACCTGTCAAGCGGAAAATAGCTCGGGATAGCAGATTTCACTCTGTGGAAATCCAGGCACCCGCGAGGCCCAGCCCCCTTCGAGAACCAGGCCTCCCCAGTGCGGATGCTCCGCGAACGGAGTCGTGTTAGGCAGGCGGAGCGGGCAGTTTCAGCCAGCGCCCTAGAATCTTCTGGTGCAGAGCCACCCAGCAGCCCGTAAGCCACTCCACATTGGCCGCTATCTTGTCGGTGTGCGCGAGGATTCTGCCTATCTGGGCGCGCTCCTCTTTGGTGAGCGGGTTGATGTCAATTAGGCCCATCGGTTGCCTTGGCGGACATTTCGGCGTCTTCCTCCGGCGGCGATACGCTGAGTTGGGCAGGTCTACGGAAGTTTATGTTTGCAAATTCACCAAAAAGCGCAGATGCCGCGCGGTCATAAGCAACTGCTGCTTCCTGTGGCGACATAAATGTTCCCAGATTGGTAGTTTTCCCGTTCGTTCGAATCGAGGCCATCCATCGTTGATCCCGGTGAATCCAACTAACGCCCTTAAAGCCACTCTTATTTCTCTGCTGTCTATTCTGATTGCGAGCGTTTTCTGCATGTGAGCATATGCGGAGATTTGAGGCTCTGTTATCAAGGGTATCGCCGTTTATATGATCTACGACTTGCCCCTTATTAGCTCCGCATATCAGCCGGTGTAGGTATATCCCCTTGCCGTCCGGTCCACGTCGCATCGCATATATGTGATTTTTGCCGCAGCGTGCATGTGTCCAGTTGCAACGGGAGACTTCCTCAAATCTATCTACATCTACGACTGCCGTTAACCCCCGACCTAGCGGAATGTGGCATTCCCCATTTTTGATCATTGGTCTTCTTTTTATTTCGGGACTCCTCAGGAGACAGCCGCAACTCGGCTGGCCATTCAGCGCGGAGCCTTCCGAATTGAAGTCCTGATAGATCGTGGCGCATTATCCTATTGGCTTATTATACCAGAGTGATCAATAGAATCTTTTACTGATTCTGACCGCTCCACATCTCCTGCGGCGGCTTTTGGAGAATGCTGTCTTTGGAAGAGATTTAGGAACTTCGAGCCAGCTTTCCCCCACCATTTTCCCTTGAGCGCGGCAATTCCTAGACGGCTACTGATCGTCATGTCTGGACTGCCGCCAAAGAGGACATTGGCAAATTGATCTAAGCCTACCAATGTCCGGTGAATGTAGCCTTCCTTCGCTGCTCGAGCTTCCGCCTCTGCCGTCTGCTGCGGGGTGAGAGGGGTTACAGGGTCGCTAGCGTTGTCGCGGTCGATGCTCTTTTGCAGGCTCGAGTCTGCGATCTTGTCGACCAATCCCTCGATTCCGTCGCCCATTAGCTTGAATGCGTGAACAGGCCGACATCGTTTGCCAGCTTGACGAAGGCGTCGTTCACGTCCTTGCTGAATACGGCTAGGGCGGTAGAGATTGTCTCGGCCTTGGTGCCCGCCGGCGCAAGCTGCGCGATCTCGGAAGACGCCAGCGAAATCGACTGCGAAAGCGCCTGTTCGACCGCAATCCACTTCTGACTGCCCGACTTGGGCACGGGCGACCAGAGCCCTTCGATGCTGGTTACGAGGCCCGGAATAGCTTCCACGATGGCCGGCGCCCACTTGAGAATTGCTGCGAATATGGCTTCCATTGTATTTCTCCTTTTTACTTTCCGCCGCACGCGATGGCGGCATTTGCGGTCATTACAGCTTCACGAATTTTTCGCAGCGCAGCGGAACGGTCCGCACAAGGTGGAACGCACGCCTTGACTGAGTAGGCGAAATTCTTTGCCGCCGCGCGCAACTCGGTATAGAGCGGGAGCTGGTCTGGCGTCGGTGAGTGGTAGCTGAACCAATTTTCGAGTTCTACGTCCTGGCTGGCCGTTAGTGTTTCTGGTGCTGAATCCATTTCACTTTTCTCCTTGCGGCTGTGCCGCGTCTTTGATTTGCTGCAAAGTCGTGCTTGTCTCGACTCCCAAATAGGTCGCTACGTTCTTGGCCCAGGCGTCCGGGTTATCCCCGCCTGTATACTTGCGTGCGAGGTCTTCTAGCGTGTCGGTTAGGTGGTAGATCGCGGATTTCCCGGCCAGCATGCGCTCGACTTTCACATGCAATGCTTGCCAGCCGTCCTCGAGCTTCAAAAAGATCAGTACGCCCTCGGCGTTCGCAGTGCCGCGCGTGACGAAGCCGCCTCCGTCCGCGCCCGTGAGGTCGCCTGGGTTGTTGGCACGTGTCGGGATGGATCCCTCGACACCGAAGCCCTCGGCGACAGAGATTGCTTTCGCAAGTTGCAGGACTGCAGGCGAAAATGGATTCACCACGGCTTGATCCTTGCCATCGTCACTTGATAACCGTCTCCGCTCGCGTGGTACTGATGGGCCGTGCAATGCCTTCCGCGCTGATCCTGATCCAATCGTGTGCCGCAAACCGCGCAGCGCCTAACCGGCTTCTCGGGCGGCGCATCGTCCCGCCTGTAGTGCGCAACCAAGCCGAGGCCGCGGTCCTCTGCACTGATGGGTAGGGCGATAAGGGTCATGGTTTGACCTTCAGCGTTTCCATCTTCCCCGGCTCAAAATCGGGCGAGTATTCGATATTCCCGTTGGTGTGCCGGTGCGGCGGAAAGTACTTCATGACGCGCGAGACTTTGAGGGCGGCTGGAATGACCGCGATAGCAACGGCAGATTGCACGAGCAGGTCCGCGCAATGGAACAGCGAATCATACGAAACGGTCATCTGCGAGCCTTCGATCATGGGCCGGGTTCCCTTCCTAAGCTGCGCTATGGTCTTTGCTAAAAAATCCCAAAGCGGCTACTGCGACCGCCACGAGGATGTGCTTCCAATCCGTGCCTTGCAGGGCGACCGCGATCGCGCCGCCCAGTCCTGCCAACGTCGTTTTCCAGCTTTTCATTTTCAGGTTCTCCTAGCGAATGCTCGATTGAATCGACTTCACTAATTCCGCCACATCCCGCAGACGCTTCCGCATCCGCGCTACCAGATTTACGGTGCGCTCGACTACGCCCTGAAAGCATTTGCAGCAGAGAGGGTCGCCGTTTGCCTCATGGTTCGCGTCTGCGCCGCAATCCTTGCACTTCATTTAGCGACGGCACCCAGCGAGGCCGCCGCCTGTGGAGGGTCCCCGAGAAACGTTGCGCTCACCTCATTGGAAGCCGCAGACGATCCAAACTGGTTTTTCTCTTTCACCACATAAAAGTACGTCACGCCCGCAACGCCGTTCGTGTCCACGTAGGAAGTTCCGGGCGATGCTACGTTGGCGACTGGCGTAGCCGATTCCGCGCCGGCCGCGGTGCCGCGAAAGACGTCCACCGACGTCGCCGGAGTGCCGCTTGTGGGATTGGTCCATGAAAGCGTGATGGAATGCCCGCCTTGCGCGTGGACGCCAAAGCTGGGCCAGAAAAGAAGCAGCGCGATTACAGCGAATAGAAGCAGCCTACCCGCGCGCGCGGTACGCAGACCTGTCAATCCCATCGATGCAATAAGCTGGGCAAAAAATCGTATAGGCTTTCGCATTCCCTTTTTTCCTCTCTCTCTGCATGAATTTCTGAATGGCATCCCGGCTGAGCTTCAATCGTTCTGCGATGAGCGTGTAACTTAAACTTTGCCGATGCAGTGCGAGGATTCGCGCCTTCTCGCACTCACTAATTCGTTTCCGGTACGACAATGACGCGACCGCCTCCTATACCGCCCTGTACGTTCTGACAAGCTCCCGGCCCGCATACGCAGCAAGGATCGTTCGGCGTCTGTTGTGTCGAGCATGGCGGAACATTCGCGCAAGGATCGGGCGGAGTCGCTACGATGTGCTTTGCGCAACCTGCCAGAAAAAGAGCGATGAGGGCGAATCTCATGGGCGAAGAACGAATACCTGTGGGACGATGGAACTGCCGCCGCCAGTCGGCATCAACGTGAACGAACTCGCGCCCGCCTGCCAAGGTCCAGTCGTCGTCGTCATATTGTTTGCAGTCGATGATCCGCTTGCGCTCAGGACGTAGCCGAAAGCGTTGCGGCTGCTCACGTAGGTGCAATCCAGCGTCTCGCTTGCTCCCCTGAATTGCGTGCAGACCCAAGGCGAATTTGTGAAACTGACGTGCGTGCCTGAACCTGCTGCCGTGTACATCCATTCCAAAGCACCCGCTGTCGCGGTAATCGATGGCGTGTTTGCCGTCGCTCCCGAGCCAGTTCCAACCGACGAATCGGCGTCATGCGCCATCGTGCATTTGGCGCTCGGGATAAACTCCGCGTAACCGATTTGCGCGTTGGAGTGCGATCCGGTGATCGTCGCGGTTATTGTTTGTGCTCCTGTTACGGTGTTTCCAAGCAGGTAGTGCAGAAACACCTCTCCGGTGCTCGCATCGCTCGTTCCCGCAAAAGATTGCGTGAAGCTATCCGTACCGTCGCTCACGGAAACACCCGTTGCACCCGCGAGAACGTATCCGGCTGTGAGAATCAAATTGTTCGCTTGCTCGAAATTGGCAGCAACCGTCATGCTCGCGCCGGTCGTGATCTGCGCGCCGTAGTCGTGATAACCTATATCCCACGCGCATGTACTACTCTGCGTAGCTCCCGCACCGATGATGCCGAGCATGATGGCGTTACCGCCGCCGCAAGAAGCGACAGCGGGAGTAAAGGTAAGCTGGCCGAATCCGCTGGAAATAGCGCTGCCACCGGGATTGCCGCCAGATGCTACGCTCGTGCTCCACGTCGCGCCTGTTCCTGCCGCGCTGGCGCACGTCCCAGTTACATCCGCGCCAAACAGGACCGCTTCGGAACTGAAACCGGGATTGTAAACGCATTTTTGTGAGAGGGTGCCGTCCGTGCCGTAGGACCACGGAATAGTCGCGGGCTCGTAACACGGCAGAACTTTGTCGATAAACGTGGTCGTGTCTTGTCCGCTCACTTCCGCCCATGTATATGCATTGATTGTTCCGCATCCCGTACAGCTAAACGCCGTGTGACCGCCCGATGTCTCGCTCTTGATGTAAAACAGGCAGCGATGCTGCGATGAGACGGACGTTGGCAGGCATCCCCACTTCGTCATGGAGTCGCCACCCGTAATCGCGGCCGCTGTCCCGGCGCTGGCCGAACCGACGATTAGGACGAAGCCATCGCCAGAAGTTGTGCTGCTAATCGTTGTGCTCGTGGTGGAAAGATTAGAGTGCGCAATAGCGATTGTGGCGTTTGCCGGAAGCGCAAGGCCCAGCAACGCGAGAAGAATCAGCAGGCGTCTCATCGTGTGACCTTCCAATTGAGCGTCATGGCTCCGGGCGTGATGCTCGCGCTGGTCGAGTTGCAGACTTTCACGTTGGCGTTATTCGCAGTCGGGTAGGGATAGATCGAAAGCACCGCGCCGGTCGCGCTCGCACCGTATCCAGTTACAGCCGTGGGATCGGAGTTGAATCCGACGCTCAGCACGTCCGTGGTAGCTGTGCCTGTCGCCGTTGCCGTTACCACCGTTGCGCACGCGCCGGAGGCAATCGCGCTTGTACCGAGCGTGAACGTGCCGCTGGCGATGAAATGCGCGTCCACGTAAGCGTCCGTGGCGAGATTGGTATCGTTTGATCCGCCTGTTTGCGTTGTGGCGGTCATGCCGTTGGCAAGAGCGCCCGCGTTGACCGACGGTGCGGGAAGCCCGGTTGCATTGGTGAGCACAAGCGTTCCCGGTGTCCCTAGATTCGCGCCCGCTGCTATGGCTGGATTGGGATAGGTTCCGCTGAGGACGCCGCCCGCTGCCGTGGCACTTGTCACGCATGACGAGCACGTAATTGCATTCCCGCTCAGAGAGATGGGCGATGTCGCCGATAGCGATACGCCGCCATTGATCCCTTGCCCGCGCGAGCAAATGGTTGACACCACTGTAAGAGAAACGATTGTGAGTGCTATAAAAACAAGAGGGAGTCTCTTTCTCATTGTGCCGCCAATCGGACAAGCACCGTATATTGCATTGAGGTCGCTCCAGAACTCGCGTAACCAGAAGTTGAGTAATTGATTGCGGTGCCTACTTTCGGGTACATCACTACAGAGCCGGATGATTGCGTGCCGACGGTGTTTCCGGTGTTCGTCGTCGTAACTGCCGTAGTCTCTACGGTGCTGGTGTCGTTATCCGTCCATGAAACGGTACAGGAGGGCAAAGTGCTGGAGGATGTCGCGACCCGCGTCACTTCCACGTAGCATGTGGCTGTTGCTCCCATCGCCATAGGAACTAATCCGGTCGGAGTAGATGCAATATTGGCCGTTTGCAGAGCTTGGTACGCTCCGCCGAATTGATTGCGCAAAATCCACCCATTGCCGGTAACTTCGCTAAGGTTCTGGTTTCCGCTTTCATAGCAGGGATTAAACGTGGCCGCGAAGGCTGTGCAAGCCAGGCTGGGGGGCATGATACTGATGCCAGTTACGTCCGCCTGATTGCCGGTAAGCGTCACGCCTTTGATCGTTGATGAAGTATCGCCAGCGAGGGCCACTAGATAGGTCTCGTGCGATGCGCCCCCGGGAACATTGTTATTTGAAATTACGACAGGCCCTACAACATTGGTCGAGGATATTCCGCCGAAGTTGATTGCCGCCGATACCGAATGCGCTGTACATCCTGCGTTGTCGAGCGAGTTTTCGGTAATCATTGTGCCGGTCTCAGGGCCAGCTGAACTTATATTCTGGACGCGGATAGGAATGTCGAATCCCCAAATCGAATTATCGTGGACGCTGCTATGGTCCCCGCCTTCCACGATTGCCACGCTGCCGCAAGCCGCCGCCATTCCTCCAGCGATATGATTTCCGTAAATTCTCGCCGTGTTCTGTCCACCCCCGGACGTTGAATCCGTGTTGTTTATCGCGCACTGGCCCCCGGTTTGCGATTCCCACCAATTATCGTGCGCGTCGGATTCCGCAACCGGAGAGTCAAACTGAATAGCGTATCCCGTGCAACTGCCGCCGGTGGCATTTACCGGACCAAAGCTGGAGAAATATGTCTGTGAGACCTGGCACCAGCCGATAAAGGACTCGCACTCAATTCCGGCAGTTGTAAGACTGGCTCCGCCGAGAAGCGTTCCCCATCCGTCAAAGGTGAACAGCGAGCGCTGGTAGGCTACAAGACCCGTTTGCCCTAATTGAATACAGTTGCCCGAAGCCTGTCCGCAGTCGATATTGGCCCAACTGTGGATATGTGTTCCATTCGGATTCGTGAACGTGAGCGCGCAAGAGGTGAACTTATAAGCGGACGCGTTGCCTCCGACGATGTAGACCTGTGGCAATCCGGCCCCGCTGTAGGATGCGATAGAGGAAAGCCAAGCCGTGGTGGCTGCCCCGCAGTTGTCGGTGGAATCGTCCGCCGTCCACGCCACGCAATTTGAGAGGCTGTTGCAATTTGTCGTAGCGATGAATACGGATGGGATAAGGCCAGAGCCACCTCCGCCCGATCCGCACGCGCTGCCCGCATCGGCTAGCGTGATGACCGTCCCGACTTTGCTCCAGTTCACGCAATGACCGTTGGTGATGGAGAGCGAGGCTGGAAATATTGCTTTAATATTGTCTATGCCGTTGCCGAATAAGTGCCAGTTGAGATCGGTTGAGTTGTAGCCGATTTCTCCGTTCGCCGCGCTTGTGTAGCTTGCCGCTACGGGCAACTTGAACTGCGTTGCTCCGCTGGCATCTACGGTGCCGGTGAAAGTCGCCCCTACGCTCTTGATGGCCCCTGCCAGCCCCATGTTCCCGCTGTTGTCTAGGCATTGCAGGAAATTCACATGCGCTTGCGCGAGGCAATAATTCGTGCCAGTTACACCTGAGACGGTCGAGCTACTGTTGTGCGTGATCTGCGTCACGTTTTCAGTCGGGAATCCTCCAATGTAAAGACTGTTTACCGTTGAGAGATTGTCCTGGGAAACCAAACCGTTTGCGCCGTTGGCATCGCTAACGCCAATGTTGAAAAATCCTACTGTTTGATTGTTAGTCGCCTTCGAGTTTCCTGAAAAATTAGCGCAATCAACCGTGCTGTCCCAACAGTCGCCCACGTACAAATTGTTGCTTGCATCGTCGTTCGCACCGGAAGTGCCGTCGATCAAGAATCCAAGATCGGTAGTGCTGTGGCTTTGGAAAGAGCATTGAATGCATTGGTTAGCGTCAACCTGACCGCCGTTCGGCGTTAGGTGGAGTTGGACGGAAGTCCCACCCCCCCCACTCATCTGCATATCTACGAAATGGTTATCATTCACAAATCCGTTGCCGGAGGCCGTAGCGAGGATTTGATTCAGCAATCCGTATTGCCGCCAGTGATGAGCGCCAATCCACACGACAGCCGTGCCTGACGCCGTGGAGCTAAGGAACAAACCCGTTCCGGTTGTTACTCCGCTGCAAAGGATCGTGATATTGTCCGCGCGGGTATTGTTACCATCCACATACGCAGCCGCCGTATCGTTCTCAAATACATTCCCTGAATAAGTGGGCTGGCTCGTGCAATCCAATGTGAATCCGTCAACTGCTGCGTCCGGCTCCAGCTTGAATAAGTTGAGAGCCGCAGACCCGGCTGCATAGTACGTTTTTGGATCGAAGAGAATGGTGATGCCTGTCGGCACAGTTACCGTGGCTGCGATGGTCTGGCTTGTAGCGCCGAAGCCGCGTGCATCCACCGTACCGCCCGTCGGCAAGGACGCAATCGCTGCCGCAATCTTCACGTCCGCCGTAGCACCCACTTCCTGATCCGCCTTTACCACTTTATTTAGCGATGGAACGACAGTCGGCTCGCTCGCCGTGATCGTTGAGCCGTTGTCTACGATGGCTGCGGCGTTGCAGCCGGAAGCACCGTTGTTCTTTTGCAGCGCGCCCGGAGAGCCGCCTACCGTACAACCGCTGCCGGCCGAAGGAAGCTGAATCGGAAAGCTGGTCGAGATTCCCTGCCCGCTCTCGCTGATGACGTAGGACGTGCCTGGATTTCCGTAAAACGAGAACTTTCCGTTCTGGTCCACAATGATGGGCTGCGTAATGGGTACGGTTAATCCCGGATCGCTGTATACCGTAGCCTGCGGCGAGCACGGAACGCCCGTTGCGCCTGACGTGCATACGTTGACCTGCACTCCGGGAAGCACGGGGCCGCGCGTAGATCGCACTTCACCGTTGTAGATCAGACCTTGGGCACTTGCGGAGAATGCCGCGCCCAGTACGGCGCAAAGCAGGATCAGTTTTCTCATGGCAGTATGGTTACGAGAACCCCGTCGCCGTTCGTCACGGCGTCCGCTTGGAATTTCGATAGGTCGTATTCCCTGTCGCGCCCGCTGGCCGGGAACGTGAACTGCGCTCCCGCAGCAAGTTCCAGAACGAGATTGGCATTTTCGTCTTCGATATGGACGATCCCGGTGTTTGCCGTTCCTTTCGCCTTGTATCCCTGCACGGAAAAACTGCGGGCGAAAAGCTGGTTTGCAGACAGATTTACGGGCGTGCCGGAAGTAGCTACCGTGACGATTCCGAGCGCCGTTATTGGATAGGCCATTGCATTCCCCCTGTCTTTGCTTTTTGTTCTCTTGAAAAATTAGAGATAGGCGTACTACGATTCATGGTTATGGTTCGCCAGAAGCTATCGCTGGCAAAAATCCTCACCTGTTACGCAGCCCTATTCACCATCGGGGTTTTAGCCGCCATAGCGAATCCCGGCAAAGAAAACTCCCTTACCGACATAGCGGCATATTCGATCTTGGTTCTGATCTTGGGGATTTTGTACGCTGCGTGCGTAACCATCTATCGAAGACTACGGAAGCGATTTCCTTCCAATTCTTTGCTGATAATCAAGCGGTCGACCGACCTTACCCCGCGCCGCTGAGTACATCCCGGCCTTCCTCGCTTCTTCGCCCAGACGGGCGTTGAGGGCGTCTACTTGATTTGCTTGCGCTTCATTTTCGTAAATCAAAGGACTGAGACGCCTACCAAGTCTCTGTCCTGATGGACCCGTGACGTCTAAATCTGGATTATCGAGAGAGCCGAGACGCGGCATACGATTAGGAAGATTCACGACCCAACCCGGATTTTCAGGTGAGCCTAACTCTGACTCGGGAGGCTTCGGCACGGGCATTCTGTTTGGTAATCTAACCATCCAACCCGGATTTTCAGGTGAGCCTAACTCTGACTGTATCTGTGGGATGTCCGCGTTTCTCCCCAAAAACTCACGGAATGGGCCTGGGTTTGTTGGAGTTCCTAATTCTCCCCTCGGAACGGCCCAGTCTGGAATCGCCCAGTCTCTTATAAGCTTAGGAGCGCGCACGGTTCCTGGTAATCCATGCAGTGACTGTTCCTCTGTTGCGGGATCGCGCATAAATCGCGGCACATTTTCAGGTGCGATTGTGCCGAGCCTGTAACCGCCGTAACTCCCCGCCAAACCTCCGGCGTCGCCAGCTACGTCAGCCCAATCGGACGGAACTCCCAACATTTCAGAGCCATATTTGCCTGCAAGTGATCCTGCTTCGCCTCCGGCCGCCGATGTCGCAAGTGCAACGGGAGCGGTAACGGCCAAAGGAGCGGCTACTGGGGCAAGATTCTCTGCAACATTCCCAATCGCTCGGTGAATTTTCTGCGGCAATGTCCCAAGACGTAGAACTGCATCGCCTGGATCGTGTGGCTGAAACTGGCCTTGTCCCGCAGGCCCTTCGGAACTGTAAACGTATTGCGGCGACTTCTCGTAAGCCTGAACTGGAGCCGCGCTAACGTCGTGCGCCTGCTGCATGGAGCGTTGACGCAGAGCTTCCAGGTCGTCAGTCGGCGAACCTGCGGGCGTTGATGGAGCGTACTTCGTCCACGGCCCTTGCGCCGCGTATTTCGTCCACGGTCCGTTATCTTGCGGCATTCACCTTCTCCCAGTTGCTTTGGTCTCCGGGATTTCCGCCTTTGAATCTGAATCCGTCTACGACGTCTCCCGCCTTTGGAGGAGTGGGACTAGAGGGATTTGGTTCATTTCCCTTCACTGTAGGGATACCGCGATGCAGGTTATCGACCATGTTTTTGAGCGCGTCGAGCTGTTTATGCGCCATCTCGACGTTGCCGCTCGTGATATCAGGCAGTGCTTTAAGAATCGCATCACGCGTCGTTTCCGAACCCTGCCCCATTCCGGCAATATTGCGCAGCGAAAGTGCTCTCTCCTGCAACTGCTGCAACCAAGTAATGAGGTCTTGCTGTGCGGGAGTAAGCCCCGATGCGGCTAGATTCGAGATCTCGTTGCGCATCACAGTGGGATCGGATTCCTTCATTGCCAGCGTTAGCTTGGCGACCTGCGGGGCCGTAAAGGCAGAATTGCCTACAGCATCGAGGGCGCTATTCACCTTCTCGATAGCGCTGTTAAGATCGCTGAATTGCGCCTGCTGACTAATTGCCTTTGTACCTTGTGCGGATGGAGAGAAGCCGGCAGCTTCAGCTTGTGCAGCCGTCATATAAACAGACGCCATAGAGCCGTCAGGCTGCGGCACGAGAACCTGCACTGGACGTGTTGCATTGTAGCCCGCGCCACGCGCGGCGCCGCTCGCGCCCGCTTCCTGATTTTTCAGCTTCTCGGCGGCTTGACCCCATGCTTGATTCGCCTTTTGATAGGCGGGATCGTTTTCTCCCTTTGGATAGTCTGCGGGAACGGGCGGACGCCCCACTTGTGCCGCTATTTCCGGTCCAATTCCAGCCAGCTTTGCCGCGCGCTGCATTCCGGACAACTTAGTGCGATCTGCATCGCCTATGGTTCCTTGCGAAAGAGATTGCTCGGCTGCTGCCTGCCACGTCTTGTCCTGTTCGGCGGTCGGCGGCTTATTGGCAATTACGTTTTGGCTTTTTATATAGTCTTCTGCGAGCTTTACCGGAAGCTCTGCGACTCTTCCATCGGGCAATGTCACCATTACCTTGTCTGCATTGGCTTGGGCCGTAGCCGTATTCGCCTGTGCTTGACCTGTTTGCGCCTGCGTCAGCGCCGATTTATCGGAAGCCTCCTGCTGCTTGTTCGCAAAGTCCGCTTCGTTCTGTAGCGTGCCTAGCTGTTGCTTGTACTGCCCTTCGTCATAGCCATATTGCTGCTCGGCTTTGTGTAGCGCGGGATTCGATACGTCCGAATAGGTTTGCTCCCCCGCGGGAACGCCGCCCAAGATTCCGGCGGGAATACTTGCCAGCGTGCCGAGAACCTTACGCGCGGTTGAGGTGTGGTAGTCGGCAGGATTCGGCGCGGCGGGCTGGCTGAGTTCGATATTCTGCAAACGGTCGGTAAAGCTCGGTCCGGTTTGCGTTGGCGCGATCGTTCCCAGCGTGTCGCGCGGTGGCTGCGGCTGAATCTCCGGCGATGGAGCGGGTGCGGGCGGCTGCGTCGTTCCGAGCGTAGGATGAACTCCGGCGCTTACCGGGTAAATCCGGCGCTTTAGTTCTTCTGGCAGGGCTTCGATGTCGTCAAGCGTTCCGAGGGCCATGTTATTTTCCCATCCCGAAGATCATGGAAAGCGGTGTCCAGCGTGCTACGGGAGTTTTGGCGGGAGCGGGTTGCGATGTGTCTGGTGGCGCCTGCGATGCGTCTCCTGTTCCCGCAACTACCTCCCAAGGGTTCTTTGGTTTGCTGCCCGTACCGTAAATTGCGCTCAGGATACCGCCAGCGATTGGATTCATTTATGCGCTACCTCCTACGCTCAGGCCGTTCTTTGGGCTCCATCCAAGATTAAAAGCGGGCTTGATATTTGCCGCTCCGATGTAGGAATTATTAGCTCCGGTGCGCGAGTTGAGAAGATTCGTAATGTCCTGCGTGCTCATGCCGTAGATGTTTGAAAGTAGCCCCGAAGCCTCTTTTTGCTGATCTCCTACGTTCTTGGCGGCTGTCTGCGCGGCCTGCGCGCCTTGCTCGCGCGCGAGTGAATCGATCGTGGCATTGGTCGAGGCCGCGTTGCGCGTGCGCGCCGCCGTGTCCGCCGCCTGCTGCTTGGCCGTGCCAAAGGCCGAGCCCAGGGCGCCCGTCGTTGCCGCCGTGACTGCCGGATTGCCTCCCGGTTGCAGATAGGATTGGATCAGCGGAGCGAGCTTGCCATACGCTTGCCCCTGTTGCGCCTGCTCGGTTGACTGCTGCCCCGCCGCGCTCTGCCCAACCGCTTGCGCGGTATTCTCGCCTGTCTTTTTAGCGCCTCGTGCCACTGGTTACCTCCAGAGACTTCATATAAGACGCCCACATAAACTTTTCCCATCCGAGCTTTTCCAGTTGCTCTCCAAAACTCTTTTCCACTTCCGGCGGAAGCCAGACGTGCGTCGAGTCGATGCCAGAACGCCTGCCGACTTCGCAGGCCAGCTCGTGCAGCGCCACGAAATTACGCATCCGCTCTAAGTTTGGTGAGGTGGGATAGTCGAGGAAATAGGCTTCGGACGTAATGCGCCCCAAAATCGCGCTTACCGGCTGGTCTTCCGCGTCCGTCAGCACCATGCGCGTTACCCACAGATTCGGAGCGTCCAGTTCCGGCAATTCGTAGTCGAAACCCTGAAAGCGGTGCATCTGCTCCAGAAATGGCTTGTCTTTGGCCTGGTATTCCCTAAGATTCATAGCGCGTTTATCGCCGCCTGCAATTGCGTCCCAAACTCAAAAAGCTCTTGGCTGATCTGCTTCATTGCCGCCAGTTCGTAGTCCAAACTCAAAGACGGAGAGTTCGCCGGAGACACGGACCTGTTTGAGAGAGCATTGCGACTTAGGCGCGCGAAGTCATAGAGACGCTGATCGATCCCTCGCAAGCTCACGATCTGCCGGGAGAGAGTCAGCGGAGGCAGCGCGCTTGACGGCGCACCCTGTATCCGGTTTACCCGGTCCCGCATCTGCCTGCCCCAGTCGTAAAGTTCGGTGCTCAGCTGGCCCATGACGCGCAATTGAACCGACAGGTTCAGGCTCATTGCATGTTGCTCCCGCGGATCAGTTCGTCGCGGTCAATTTCGAGCACGCGCGTGAGGCGTTCGACCTGCCACCAATCGCCTACGCCGTTCGATTGCCATTTCATCGCCCAGCGCTCCGCCTTTATTTCGTCGTGCGTCTCTTCTTGATCGATGGGAGCCGGGTTTTTCATGTCGAGACTGGCAAACAGGCGCGGATTTTCGGGCGATGTATCGTCCAGCGTGTTTTCGTAAAGGTAGATATTGAGCTTGCCCGTGCCGTTCGCGTACCAGCGGCTAAAAGAGAAGCCGTGCATGTGCGATCGAAGCTGCAACTGCTGCTCTTCATCCTGCGTCGGGAAAAAATGCGTCACGTAATAGCTGTTGACCGCCGTGCCGTTGTCGTTGCCGCGATTGGTTTCATCGATGAAGTAGAGGTTGCTGTCAACGCCTCCGCCAAACATAAAAATCGCCGTTTCGTTCGTTTGCTCAACAAACGCACCACAAGGAACATTGTTCGGGAACGTCCAAGTAGTCCACTTGCGCCCCTGCTCTAAAATCACGCGCCGACCGGTGTAAGGGCTGAACCTCAGCGTCGGATATTCCGCGATCATTTCGGAGTTGTCGAGCGTGTTGAAGTCCATCACAAACATCTTGTCGCATTCGATGGACGCGCCGGTAGGAGCGCCCACGTAAACACGCTTTGCATTCAGGTCAACGGCAACCCATATCTTGTAGCCGTATTGCCAGTTGATCGTGTTCCACAGGCTTTGCACTTCCTGTGAAATCTTCTGCGGCTCGCGCCCGATGTAGAGATAGAGGCCGTAGCGGTTGACTTTTACTTCCCAGTCTTCGCCGCTGGCGGCGGCGTTCACGCCGCATACACCCACGGCTGCCGTTACAGAGTCCAGGGTCCACAAAGCAGGCTCTACGCCTGCAACGTCTTTCGTCACATAACCTGAGCGGTCCAAGTCAATGTAGGCGCTGTCGCGCAGCGTGGACATGAAGCGAATCGCTTGGCCGTCCGAATTAGTGGGCTGCAATATTCCGGTTACACTGTCGAATGACTCGGGATCGTTCACGTAAGAAACGCGGATAATGCCCCAGTT